GTGAAAGAGTTGTAATGACAGCTTTATTTAATGATAAAGTTTTAGCAGCTAGAGGTGGCAGCATACACAGAGCAGGCACATCAGGTAGTTGGACATCTACAATAACAGGATTAGGAACACCAACTAGAAACTATGAATTTAAAATATTTAATTTTGATGGTACTGAAAGAATAGTTATTACTACAGGAACTTCTAGCCCACAACTTTTAACATCTGGATTTTCTGCATCAGTTGTAAATGCAACAGGAACAGCAAATTTTAAACATGTAGAAATATTTAGAAATCATATATTTTTTGCAGGTAATCCAAGTGCTGAACAGCAAATGAGTTTTATGGGGCCGTTTCAAACTAATGATTTTACATCAGGTAACGGTGGTGGAACTATTAAAGTAGATACAAAAATTACTGGATTAAAAGTATTTAGGGATTCTTTATTTATATTTGGTGAAGATAAAATATTTAAATTAACAGGAAATACAGAATCTGATTTTGCAATAGCACCTGTTACAAGAAATATAGGATGTCTTGATGGAGGATCTATTCAAGAACTTGGTGGTGATATAATTTATTTAGCACCAGATGGTTTAAGAACTGTAGCAGGTACAGAAAGAATTGGTGACGTAGAACTTGGTACTATATCTAAACAAATACAGCAACGTATTGATGATATAACAACAGATAATATTAGTTCTGTAGTGATTAGAAAAAAATCACAATATAGATTATTTTATCCTACAACAAGTGGTGGTGAAGATTCTGCAAAAGCAATTATAGGTGTAATAAAAATAAATACAAACACTGGACAGCTTGGTTATGAATATGCAGATATGATAGGGCTAAAAGTTTCTTGTACTGACTCTGAATTTAAAAGTGGAACAGAAACTATTGTGAGTGGTGGTTATGATGATTATGTTTATAAACAAGAATCAGGCAATAATTTTGCAAGAGCTGCTACAACGACTAATATAAAAGGTAGATATAGATCTCCTGATCTGACTATGGGAGATCCAGGTATAAGAAAAAATATGCAAAGAGTTATAGCAAACTATACTAATGAAGGAACTGTGGATGCTAGTTTACAACTAAGATATGACTTTGATGCAAATACTACACCACAACCTGCAGCCGTATCTATTGGAACAGGTAATATACCAGCACTATACAACTCTGGTATATATGCAACTTCAGTATACGGACAGTCAGGTATACCACTAGTAAGACAACATGTTGTGGGTTCAGGTTTTACAGTGGCTGTAAAAGTTACAGACGATAGTACAAACCCACCAATAAGTTTAAAAGGTTTTGAATTAGAATTTGTCCCAGGAGGAAGAAGATAATGGCAGGATATTCAGCTAGACAGAGTTCATATAGTGATGGTGATACTATCACTGCTGCACACACTAATGATGAATTTAATCAGATATTAGCAGCATTTAATGTATCAACAGGTCCCACACATGATGGCAGCACTGCTGGAGATGGTGGTCCTATATCTAAACTATTTAGTAATGCAATAACATTTGGTACAGGTGCTGATACAGATGTCGCTGTAACGTTTGATGGCAATACATCTGATGGTGTACTAACATGGATGGAAGATGAAGATTACTTTCAGTTCTCAGATGATATACTATTATCAACTACAGAAAAATTACAGTTTAGAGATACAGCAATATATATTAACTCATCTACAGATGGTCAGTTAGATTTAGTAGCAGATACAGAAATACAAATAGCAGCTACTACAGTAGATATAAATGGTAATGTAGATGTATCAGGAACACTAACAGTTGCTGGTGCAGTAGACTTTGGAGATGCTGCATTATCAAATGTAGGAGCTGTGCAATTAGATTCAATAGCTGGTGATGGAGATACAGATACCAGCATTACATTTAGTGGATCTAATGTTATAACTATAGCAGCTGGTGGATCTAATCAAGTAACATTTACTGATGGTGCAATCGTACCATCAACAAATAATGATATTGACTTAGGTACAAGTTCTGTAGAATTTAAAGATGCATTCTTTGATGGTACAGTTACTGCAGATGCTTTTGCAGGACCATTAACTGGTGATGTAACAGGAAACGTATCTGGTACTGCAGCAACAGTGACAGGTGCAGCACAATCAAATATTACTTCTTTAGGTACACTAACAACTTTAACAGTTGATGATATAACTATAAATGGTAGCACAATATCAGATGGTGGTGACTTTACACTAGATATAGATGGAGATATTACATTAGATGCTAATGGTGGAGATATTTTATTTAAAGATGATGGGACTACATTTGGTAGTGCAACGAATACATCTGGTAACTTAATAATTAAATCAGGAACAACTACTGCTTTAACATTTAGTGGTGCAAACGTTACAGTTGCAGGAGACCTTACAATATCAGGTGATGATCTTGTTATGGGTACAAATACAGCTGGGCACATACTTGTTGCAGATGGTACGAATTTTAATCCAGTAGCCGTTACAGACTTATCAGAGATATCTACAGTTGCAAATGATGATGTATTCTTAGCAGTAGATACTTCAGGTGGTGGACTTAAAAAGATTGCACGATCTGCTATTGTATCAGGACTAGCAACATCAAGTGCATTATCAAACGTAGTAGAAGATACTACTCCACAACTTGGTGGAGATTTAGATGTAAATGGTAATGACCTTGTATCTACATCAAATGGTAATATATCATTATTACCAAATGGATCTGGTAAAGTTATAATAGATGGTAATGGTAGTTCTGGTGGTGTATCAATATCTGATGGATTAATAGATATTAGAACAGGAACTGGTAATGTTACTAAAGTTAAATTTTATTGTGAGTCATCAAATGCTCATGCACAAACTTTACAAGCAGCACCACACTCAGCAGCAAGTAGTGCAGTATTAGTTTTACCAACGGCTTCTGGTACATTAATAGGTACAGGAGATAGTGGCACTGTAACAAATGGAATGCTTGCAGGATCTATTGCCGATAGTAAATTAAATACAATTACTACTGCAGATAAAGTTTCAGGTGCTGCTGTACAAGTAGATGGTGCTACAGATGGTACTTCTATAACACTAGCTGACTCAGACAAGTTCTTAGTTGATGATGGTGGTACAACAAAATATATTAATGCATCTCAGTTAAATGCATACACAAGTGCAGCAGTAGCACTAGATGATATATCTACAGGTGATGCAGCAGTTACATTGGCTACATCTACAGGTAACATAACTATTGATGCACAAGGTAATGATACAGATATTATATTCAAAGGAACTGATGGAAGTTCGGATACTACTTTCTTAACAATAGATGGTAGTGCAGCTGGAGAGGCAACATTTAACGCAGGCATAGTTATTGCTGATGCTGGTAATATAGGATCTGCTTCTGATAAAGATGCAATAGCCATAGCATCAGATGGTGTTGTCACATTTAGTCAAGCACCAGTATTTCCTGATGGATCTTTAGCTATAGCTGATTTAGATATTGATGGCGGCACTGATATTGGTGCTGACCTTGTAGATGCTGATGAGATCATCGTAGATGATGGTGGAGGCGGAACAAATAGAAGATCTGATTTAGAAAGAGTTAAAAAATATATTTACTCTGCTATGTCAGGAGATGCAACAGCTAGTGATGCTGGAGCAGTAACTGTAGCAAATGACGCTATAGAATCAGGCATGCTGAATGATAATGTTATTTCAGGACAAACAGCTTTAACATCTGGGCTGGCAACAACAGATGAATTATTAATAAGTGACGGTGGTACATTAAAGAAAATGGATGTTAGCGTACTAAGTGAACAGTTTGCATCAGCAGATGATGTAACCGCCCTTGCAATTGCATTAGGATAAGGAGAAATAAATGGCAAACACTTTTAAGGTGAAAACAAAAGCTGCAGTAGGGACATCGGCAGGAACAGTTTACACAGTGCCAAGTAGCACAACTACAATTGTGCTTGGATTAGTACTAGGTAATGTTACAGGGTCGGCTATAAACGCTACTGTTACTGTTGAATCTGATACTTCAGATACAGAAACAAATGCTAACGTTGAGTTAGTTACTAACGCACCTATCCCTGCAGGTGGATCGTTAGAAACACTTGGTGGTGGTAAACTAGTATTACAAACAACTGACGTACTCAAAGTGACATCTGATACAGCTTCGTCAATTGATGTTGCGTTATCAATAATGGAGATTACATAATATGGCAGCTAAAATTCCAACTAACGGTTTAGGTGTAGACGCAGGTTTAGCAATAACAGATGGTGATTTAACTTTTGCAAGTGGTCACGGCATAAGCTTTGCA